TCACGGAGGAACTTATTAAGGGTACTCCTCCAACGCAGACAGGAGGGGTATAATAACGCGCACTAAATTTTATATTTGGGTAATAGGTATGTCCGTATATGACCAAGTATTAATACCAGATCAAATGTCACGGTATTGTGTTCAACCTCATTGGGATGCTAATGCAATTTTTCGTTATTCTGTGCCACAGAATGAATTAATATCTCTTCCGGTTCCACCGAGGCCTTATTCAAAGATCTGTCTAGAATATAAGACAAGTGCAGAATTTCTTCCAGCGCCACCTGCACCAGCAGACATGGTTTTTTTGGGAGCAAATGAGCGTTATCCTCCTAATCGATATATTGAGAATGTCGATAACGAGAGCAAATTGGAGAGATTAGATCGTCCCTTAATGAAGGATCAAGATCCAACTAATTTTCCTGAAGTGGGAAGTTATGTGCCAAGTGCAGACAGTGATATGTTCACACAGAGATTTCTATTAAATCCTCTTCGTCCTATTGAGAATCCTATATTATCTGAGCTTACGATGCCGAAGGTAGCACGAGATATTCGTGGTTATGAATGTAGAAATAAGGAATTGGCGTGTGATCTAAGTGCAAACCCAAAGATCTGGTTTAATGCGACGAAGTTAGAGAAATATAATATGAAGACAGGTCCATGTGCAGAGAGATATGATTATGTGAATGGGATGCCGATGTCTTCGACAAATTTACCGAGGAGTTAGGCTACCGCGGAGTTAGTCTATCGAGGAGTTAGGCTACCGAGGAGTTAGGTCACAATTAAGACTGTTTATTTTTCCAGATAGTGAGTAGTTTATTATATAATATTTCCAATTTATCAAAAGGAATTTTAGTAGAAATATACACAGAACCACGGAATGGATTCACTAATTGAATGGATTCCACGGATGTACCAGATTTGAGAAAGCAGAATGCTTTAAGAAATGTTTCTGTCCAGATTGCCAGATCTGCGCGAGTTTCTCCAGTAAACATAATGAGTGAAGAATCGATTATACAGTCGCAACCTATAGGTGTTAATTCATCTATAATGCATTCAGGATTCAAGAGTATTTCCTGTTTCGAGGCGAGCCATAGTTGTAGGAAATTATCTACTTTTTCGAGATAAGAATGTATGCCTTCTATTTGCGCAGAGATAGTTTGAATTTTATATAGGGCCGCATTACGTCCTTCTGCAACTTGGTGTAGAGAACTGAGTCTCCATATATCGATAATACAATCTTGCCAGGGGATTTTTGTGTTTGTGAAGTTTCTCCAGCTTCTCAAGACTGGCGATCTGTATTCTGCGGGGCATACAACCTTTGTAGGGCAGATGGTAAATTCTTCGAGGGTGTATGGTTCGAAGCGTAGGGGACGAAGTTGGCCACGAATTTTAGCGAGAATTGTTGTAGCCTTGATACAGTCTTGTTGTTCCCATGGGACTCCTTTCTTATTAGACCAAGTGAGAACATCATCGTATTCGGCTGCAGGCATTTTAGCCGAATCTGCGAAGAAAAAGCGAGCCATTTCGTTAATTTCGTCTTGCCATAGTTCCCAGAATTTAGCATCTTCTGCAAAGATACGAATACGAAAAATGATTCTTTCTAGGAAGGGGTCTTGGTATGTGAGGCCAAAGTGTGAGAATATTCTTCTTTTCATGAATAAATGGAGGAATCCTTTGAAATCGTTCGTATCGCACCAAGAAGGAGATTTCCAAGTATCTTCAAAGGGAATAAAGGAATATTCTTTCATTGGGATGACGTCGCCAAAAGGAAGATCGCCTTTTTCACGGATACGTTGCCAATCTTCTCCGTCGAGAATGTCGAGTAGACTTTTGAGGCTTGGTTGTTGTTCACCTAATTCTATATCACTGAGGGCGTATTTAGCGAGTCCATGGTATTGTAGAAACTTGTAACCTATTTCACGGACAAACCGAGAGAGATGTCTTTCATTTCCGTGGTAAGTAAGAAAGAGGCGTTTTCTTGCACGAGTAATACCAACATAGAAGAGTCGCCTATCTGACATACAATCTTCAGATCGTTTGCGACCAGGAAGACGATCATCACTGAGACAGATACAAAAGGTGTAATCCCATTCGAGGCCTTTTGAACCGTGAAATGTAGTGAGATCTACCGCAGAAGATTCTTTCATGTGGGTGCTTTCGTGGCTAATGAAACGGCATTCAATACATTCTTGTAGGAGGGTTTCTTCGATGCGATAGAGGTCGATATTATTTCTTGAGAGAATTGCGATACGAGCATCTGGATTTTCTTTACGTATTTGGTTAATTGTTCTAGCGACCCAAATGCATTCGTCACTTAGTCTCCAAAAGAAGAGTACGTCTGGTTTTTGACCAGGAGTGGAGGCCGAGACCATTGTTTGTTTCCAGGAGAGTGTTGGAATTTTTTTCATTACACGATTTGCCACTGCAACAATTGCTTCTGTACTTCTGTAATTCATACGGAGTTGGTAATCGACAACGGAGCGTACAACTTCATGATAGTTTAGCAAGTATTTAGAGGACGAACCTCTCCAAGGATATATATTTTGGGCATCATCTCCCACGATACTAAAATATACCCCAGGATGTCGCATGGTTTCGAGAAGTTTCCATTGCATTCCGTTGATATCCTGGAATTCGTCTACAATTACGTAGCGGAGCGATCCTACCCAAAGGCGTCCCTTTTCGGTGAGCATCCATTGTCTTAGACGAACAGGATATTCGTCTATGAAGCACATATTTTTACTGTCTTGTGGGGAATATTTACTTAAGATTTGGTGTGAGAGAGCATGAAAGGTGCCAGCCCAGATATTGACAGGGCCACAGAGATTTTGGATTCGTCCTATCATTTCACGCGCCGCATTTCTTGAGAATGTGACGAGAAGAATTTGTTCAGGTTTTATATCATAATGTTCAATAAGCCATGATATTCTTGCAGTGATGGTGGTGGTTTTACCAGATCCAGCGGAGGCGAGAATGCGTTGATTTTGGTAGGGTGTAGCGATAACAACGGAAGATTGTTCTTCGTTTAATTTAGTTTTTCCATGAGAAAATGTAATCTCCATCTAAACTATATTTGCTAGTTATCCTTAGATATGGATGCTTTTATAGCCAATTGGTGGAAAGAAATAAATCTAGCACCACTTTGGGCGCAACTTGTATTACAGTCATATTTATACGGAGTCTTTAGTCTTATTCAGGAAAGTCAAGAAGATGGTAAGTGGAGAATATTTACTTATAAGGAAGCAATCGAAGAAGCAGACGAGTTTATAGATTTTCCAAATGATTTCTTGGAGGGTCTTCATAAATCGGTTGAGTCTATTTTTGAAGGGCCATTGCCGACGATTGAGAAATATAATCAATATATATCTGATAGTATTGATAATGCAGAGAATACTCTTGAATTATGTGTATTAAGTAAGCTTTTTAGTGGAGAATGTTTAACGAAGGAAGATTATGATGATATTTTCGATCGTCTTTCTTTTCGGCCCAATGAGCTACCAAGGAAGAAGCCTACGACAAGAAGGATGCATGGTAGAAGGGCGATAACACCTATAAGAAGGCGAGGGCATAAGACACGAGTCAAATGAAAATTTAATAGTACCCCACTGTACCGTCTAATACTGAAGTTAAGAACCTAAAAATAATAAGACGCAAAGCGCCTTATATTATTTTTATACCCTTAACTTGTGGTACTAGCCTGCAGATTGGAGTACTTAAATTAAGTACCCCACTGTAGGGGATGAACAAATTTGTTTTTCACAGTGAGCAGATATATTCTACACCTAAGGGAACTCGTAGGAATGCAGTGAATGTAGTGGATAATAAGGGGAAGAAGGAGGTAAATATTTATAATTCAAAAGGGAAGATGCGAAAGAGTACAAAGAAGCTTTCACCTCTGGAGATCAGACATATACGAGAGAATAGATTTATACCGAAACTTTTTGGTGGTATGGCTATGCGGTCTAATAGACGAAAGACGAGACGCAGACATAACTAGGAGTCGAGCAGACACGGATGATTTTAGAAGGATTGTTAATTGTTTGTATATTTTTTGCAATCCTTGTGTTTTTTTATAAACAAGCAGTCATGGAGTTTCGTATTGCCCAGACGGATTCATTTGACAAAGTTCCATCCTTATTACAAGAAAAAATTCCTATTGTTATTCAACCATTCTTAGTCCCGAAACAATTATGGACACACGATGATATTTTGCAGAGGCATTCTTTGGGGAATACAATTATACCTGTTATAGATTTGCCTCTTGGACAAGCGATTGGTTATTCTGGAAAGATGTTTCCATGGAAGAGTGATTTTGCATCTTATCTTTCAAATCTAACAGGATTAAATGTGTGGACGGAGCAGACAATTAAAACGATTTTCAAAAAGAATTCTCTATTGGCAGGCTTATATTCTTATAGGACAGAAGTATATCTCGGTCCACAGGGTCTTCAAAAGACATTTGGTGTAGCGACAGTTATATTTGCGACAGAAGGGACTGCGATTTTAACTCTTATAAATGAGCAAGCTGATCCTTATTTGCCTAGTAGATGGAAGGGGCGACTTCTTTCAGGTATGACGCGTGATGATGCACCTCTTATAGGGCAAATACAGTGCATTGATGTTGTTTTGAGAACAGGTTCGTGTATTGTATTACCGCCTCATTGGAAGTATTCTCTTGAAGAGAAGGCAGAGGATGTGAAGCCTATATGTACTGTGAAGGTGGTAGTGAATCATCCAATTAGTGCCTTTATTGAGAAGGTTGAAGAGAATAAAAATTGATTTTTATATTTTCTCTAGATAATTCAGAGAAATGGATGCAGATCAAATAGATTCGGTAGAGATTGTAGATTTTCGTAATACGATCAATGATCTTGAGAAAAATTTGAAAGATCTAAGAGTTAATACAGAACTTCTTATAGAGGAATCGAAACGTGCATCCTTTATGCTTAGTGAGCAGTTTATATTGAGTGAATTAAATTCAGTAAACATGCTTTTAGAAGCAGTTGGGGCGGATCATAGGATTACATTGGGCAGATTTTTAAAGGATTTTAATACGTGGCTTGTGAATACGAGTCAAGTAAAAAATGGGATAGTTGTACCGAATACCATTTTACAGAATGCGTTTAAGGTGGGAGCAGATCCTGTACATTACTTGAAGCTTCTTGCGCGCATACCTAAGATATTTTAGAACCATCTAGTACTAAAGTTAAGAACCTAAAAATGATAATAAGAGTCCTTATAGAGCGCTAAATATTTCAATAACGAAATAGTAAAAGCAATAACAGCAACAGCAATATTGAGCAATTTCATCTTGTATTTCTTCTTCTTTTTTTTCACCTTGGGTTTGAGATGCGTGTAGTGGATTCATTGTATCGATGTGACTTTTATTCATTGTGTTTAATTTAAGTACATCATGGTACCTTATGATATTCAATTTTATTTTTGACCGCTAAGTACCGTCTAGTACTGAAGTTAAGTACCTATAAATAATAAGGCGCATTGCGCCTTATATCATTTATATACCCTTAACTTGTGGTACTAGCCTGCAGAGTGGAGTACTTAAATTAAGTACTCCTCGGTACTCCTCAGTGCTTGGCGGTGATATCTTTGGAAGACTTCAAAAAATTGACTATTTAAACAAATGTAAAAA